TTTCATTTCCTAATGGCGATCATGATGACTTTTGTGATAGTATGACTTTAGCACTGATGCGTTTTCGGCAAGGAGGGTTTATTTCCTTGGAAGGTGAGAACGAAGATTTTGACGAGTACCGTCGTAAACGGGAGTATTACTAATGGCATTGCCACCTATTATAGATTCTGGAATTACGGCAGAGGATATGCTGCCAAATGAAGCTTCTGTGGATGTATCTGTTCCGCAACCTGAAACATTTGAAGGTGGCGCAGAGATACTAGACGACGGACAAGGAGGGGCTATAGTTCAGGCGTTGACTGAGATTATGGATCAACAAGCGGCACCGCCAGTTCCTCATAACGCTAACTTATCGGAGATGTTAGATGAAGGGTATCTTGGAGAAATTTCTTCGGATCTTAGGGCTTCTTATGAAGAAGATATGGAGTCCCGTTCTGATTGGGAAGAAACTTATACAAAAGGCTTGGACCAGCTTGGTGTCAAGTATGAAGAGCGTAGTCAACCGTTTGAGGGCGCTAGTGGGGTTACGCACCCGTTAATAGCTGAAAGCGTCACACAGTTTCAAGCACAGGCGTATAAAGAGCTTTTACCGTCTGGTGGGCCTGTGAAAACGCAGGTCATTGGTGTTCAGGACCAGACTCGTGAAGAACAAGCTGGTCGTGTTAAAGACTTTATGAACTACCAGATCATGGAGGTTATGGAAGAGTTTGATCCAGATATGGATCAGTTGCTGTTTTATTTACCACTGTCTGGTTCTACCTTTAAGAAAGTTTATTTTGATGAGGCCAAGCAACGTGCGGTATCTAAGTTTGTTCCTGCACAGGACTTGGTTGTACCGTATTCAGCCTCTGATTTAGCTACTGCCTCTCGTGTTACGCATGTGCTTCGTATGGATGCAAACGAAATACGAAAGATGCAAATAGCTGGTTTTTACAGAGATATTGATATCTCTGCTCCAGAAGAAAGTGTTGGTGAGGTTCGACAAAAAGTGGACGAGATACAGGGTATCTCGAGGTCATACACTGACGATATATACACCATATTGGAAATGCATGTTGACTTAGATCTAGAGGGTTTCGAGGACATGTCTCCAACAGGAGAGCCTACAGGAATTGCTTTACCCTATATTGTAACAATAGATGAGGGTTCAGGACAAATATTATCTATACGTCGTAACTTTGAAGAAGGTTCAGGTCTAGCTAAAAAGCAACAATACTTCGTGCATTACAAATTTATGCCGGGTTTGGGTTTCTATGGCTTTGGTTTGATTCACATGATTGGTGGCCTTGGTCGTGCGGCAACGAGTATTCTCCGACAGTTGATCGATGCAGGAACTCTTGCCAACCTCCCAGCAGGATTTAAGGCTAGAGGCGTAAGGGTTCGCAATGACGACGAGCCATTACAGCCGGGTGAGTGGCGGGACATAGATGCACCGGGTGGAGATATTAAGAGTTCTATTATACCATTACCGTACAAAGAACCCTCTGGTACGCTTGCACAGTTGCTAGCAGCCCTTGTAGAGGGCGGTAGACGCTTTGTTTCACTTGCTGACCAGCAGACTGCTGATGCAAACGGTCAGGCCCCTGTAGGGACGACTGTGGCGCTCCTAGAGCGTGGTATGAAAGTTATGTCCGCTATTCACAAGCGGCTGCACTATTCTCAGAAGCAGGAGTTCAGAGTTCTTGCTAGAATATTTAAGGACAACCTACCTCAAGAATATCCTTATGATGTAGAGGGCGGTAACCGTATGATCATGTCGGAAGACTTCGACGAGCGTGTTGATGTAATTCCGGTCAGTGATCCTAACATATTCTCGATGGCACAGAGGGTCACTTTGGCTCAAACTCAGTTACAGTTGGCGCAATCAAACCCCCAGATGCACAACTTACAAGCGGCGTATCGTCGGATGTATCAGGCTTTGGAAGTCCAGAATATTGACGAGATTCTCCCACCGCCGCCACAGCCACAACCCCTAGACCCTGCCATCGAGAATGCCCGGGCGTTGATGGGTGAAATACTCAACACGTTTCCAGATCAGGATCACGACGTGCATATGCGTATCCATCTAGCGTTTACGAAAACGCCTTTGGTTATGACATCTCCACAGGTTATGGGCACGTTTTACGCCCATATTATGGAGCATGCCTCACAAAAAGCACGTCAGATGGTCATGAATGAGATACAGGAAATCATTGGTCAGGCGGAATTAGCGGCACAAAGTGGGGCAATAAACCCACAAGCAGCGCAGCAGCAGATCATGGAAGTGCAACAAAACATGCAAGATCCGGCTCAAATGGAGCAGTTGATCTCGTTGCAGATGGAAAAGATACTAGCAGAGATACTTCCTCAGTTGATGACACCGGGCGACGATCCAATGAACGACCCTCTTGTTCAGATCCGTATGCAGGAGTTGGCAATCAAGCAACAAGACTTGCAGCGTAAGACTGAAGAGGATCAGGGTCAAATGATGTTAGAGTTGCAGAAAATGCAACAACGTGCGGCTACTGATTCTGCTCGTATGGAAAGTCAGGAAGAAATTGCAGAAAACCGTAACGAGGTAAATCGTGAGCGTATCGATGTTCAACGTGAAGCTGTGGCTCGTAGAGGATATAGATAGATGTCTGATAAACTACCAAAAGTAAGTATTGCTGTAGTCGGGGTTGTAATAGCTCAGATCGGTGGTTTTATTTGGTGGACGGCACAGCAAGCTAGTACAATACAGAATCTTGAAGAAACTGTGAACGTTTTAACAGTTGAGAACAACGCTACGGATAGGACAAACTTGATGCGAGATGTTGAGGAAAATAAAGAACGCATTGAAGAAATAATAGATTATATTGTTGAGGTCGAGGAGGACGGTGGCGAGACTATTGATGAAATCTACGAAGAGTTTGAGGACGTCTACGAAACACAGGAGGGCTTCTTGCTTCAGTTTAATCAAATCATCAAACTGCAAGCTAGAATAAAAACTCTAGAAAACACAATGGAATACCTCACAAGACGACCTATGAATTCTGACGGTAGGTAGCAATGGATCCCATTACAATCCTCGCTGGCATCAAAACAGGATTGGCTGCTGGTAAAACAGTAGCTGGTTTGTCTAAGCAGATTGGACAATTCTTTGATGCGACTGACCAAGCAAAGAAAACTCTACAGAAAAAAGGTGTATCAAGCAAAAGCGCAAATGCTACGGCGTTGGATCGTTGGGCGAAAATTAGACAAGCAGCGGAAGCTGAAGAAGAACTCAAAGAATGGATTACCCAAACCTACGGAAGATCAAAATACCTAGAGTTATTAAAAATTCGTAGAGAAGTTTTAGCGGAAAAGCGTGAGGCAGAGGCTAGGGCAAGGCGTGAGGCACAAGATCGAGCGGATTTAGCACTTACTGCGGTTTCTATTTTTTTGCTTCTCATGGCGGCTGTTATTGGTTCTACTGCTTATCTGCATCATATGGGTTGGTTGGATATTTGGGATTATTTGCCATGATTTATGTTTTGGTTTTTCTACATTTTATTAGTACAGACCGCCTACAATATTATCAGATCGGCACATATTCGGATAAACAGGAATGCCTAGAGCAAGCAGAAAAAGCAAAAATAATGGTGACACACAACTCGATGAAAGTGACTTGCCTAGAAGTGAACGCCCAACAATAATAGAACGTGGTAAAAAGTTTGCCGCTTACGATAAGAATGGACGACTGATAATTTTAGGGTATAATAGGCAAATAATACAGGAGTATGCAGATGCCCAAAGCAAAATACGACTTGAACGACAACGGAAAAATAGATCCCGAAGAGCGCGAAATAATGCTTGAGGACCGTCGTAGAATCATGATCGACTCAGACGCTAAAAGGGACGCACAACGTAGAATGGCGTGGTTTAGTTTGACAGGAATGCTGGTATTTCCTTTCGGTGTTATTTTCACTGAGTGGATGGAATTGCCTCAAGCTTCTGTAATGTTGGCAAGCATGAGTAATATTTATTATGTCAGCATTGCTGCCATAGTTGGGGCGTATTATGGGTTTACAAACATGGGTAAAAACACATGACAAAGTTAACTAAGTCAAAGAAAAAAAGCGTTAAGAAAGTTATTAAGGGTTTAAAGAAAGCGTCTAAGCTACATGCTAGTCAGGCAAAGAAACTA